GGAACGCAGTTAGATCTAAATGCAAGATCTGCACAGACTGCATATGAAAACGAAGCTAGATCATTAGAAGAAATACACACAGAAAGAACTTTTGATTTGCAAGCAGCAAAATTAGAAGCTTTAGTAAAAGAAGGGCAGTTAAGAGCCAGAGGTGTTACAGGTCGAAGTGCAATGAAAGGTTATCAAGTTACAGCTGCTGATTTTGGAAGGCAGGCTGCACAACTTGATGAAGCTTTTGCTGCGGCAGGCAGAAACTCACGAGCTGTATTTCAAGAAATAGCAAACGATAAAGCATCAGCTGACTTAGCTGCATATGCTCAACGCATGCTAGATCCCGGTGACTTACCAATGCCACTAAAACCAATCGACACACCAAGAGCAGAGTTCTTATTACCTCGAGCACTAGGTGAGTTTGACTTCGGACCTGAGCCAGTATTAGGAGCTATGGCTTCTCCATCTGCTGCTGCAAACAGAGTCTGGGGTAGTACAATATCAGGAATTGCTGGTACAATAGGTGGTTCACTAACAAGTTATGGACTATCACAACTATAATAAATTATGGCAAGTAAATACAAGCGGCAGTCTAGAGGAG